GAGCGTGAGGCGTGTGCAAAGGTGTGCGAGGAGTTGCCAGCACCAGATATTTACAGCGACACAGACAAGTCCATGTGGGATGTCACTTGTATGGATTGCGCCGCCGCCATCCGAGCAAGGGGGAACACATGACCAAAGAACGCATGACCAAAGACAAAAAACCTAAAGCACTTTTGTTGGCGTTCGTGCTTGAGTATCAGTCAGATCAGAACGAGCCAGTGAATTACTTGTTGGATGCCGCCGCAGAACTGCGCCGCCTGCATGAAGTGGAGAAGGAATATCTCTTGTTCCTATCAACGGCTAAGACCCAACTCAAACTACTGCCAGAAAGGAAGAGGGCATGACCCCCGAAGAGCGTGAGAAGGCCATCAAGCGTAAGCCGTGGAAGTTTTGCCGCAATTGCAAGTGCGACATCAAGTCGCCGACGCAATACTGTTACGACTGCTACAAGGGTCATAACTTCACCGCCAGCCCTTATGGGCTTATCAACGCGAACAAGGCGTTTAAATTTGTGCCATCGGAGAACAGATGACGACGACCTGTAAGCACAACTGGAACTTCATCAGCGCCGACACAGACACCTTGAAATGCCAGCGCTGTGGCATAGAGACTGGACCGAAGCCCTACGAAGAGAGGGTCAAGGACATACTGGAAGAGCCAAGGGCTTGGTACACGATACCTGAGTTAAACGACTGGGCCGACAAGTACGAAGCCAAACAAAAGGAGAGGTCATGAACGACCAAAAACAATATGAGCTTGCTTGCCAGATCGTTCGAGATGCCGGAAAGCCCGGGCTGTCAATGTTGATGCGTGGACTCAATGTTGGCTTCAACACTGCGGCCAGATTGATGGATCAAATGGAGCAGGCCGGAATCATCTCAAAAATGCAGCCAAGCGGAGAACGGCATTTAATCAAGAAGGAGAAGGCATGAACGAGACCACCATGAGCGAATACATCAAGGGCTTCAACGACGGGTACGCCTTCGTCCTGACCCAGATTGAGCGCCACCCAGAAATGACGGCCACCGAGCTGCTGGCGTACCTCAAGTGGGATCTTGAAGATAAAAGCCAAGTAAATGATAGGGGTATTGCAACAGGTTGAATTTTCTGTTCAAATACTCCTACAGCAATCGAGCTGGGTAACTGAAAGGCACACCATGAACTACGCAAACCACTACGGCTACTCTGACGTCAACCCTTACGAGGTCGTCCGGGTCATCAGCGACAAGACCATCGAAGTCCGCGAAATGGACTCAGAGCGCGACACCAGCGTTGAGTTGAAGTTCGACATCGGCGGCTTCGCTGCTCACTGCGTTAACCAGCACGAGCAGAAGTGGTTCATCAAGAGCAACACCGAGAACCCAGTGGTTCGCATCCGTCTGGGCAAGCAGGGCTGGAAAGACAAGCATGGCCGCAGATTCGGCCTGAGCGAGCAGCCAGTCCGGTTCTATGACTACAACTTCTGAGGTGATCAGCATGACCATTGAAGCATCAAACGACCGACGCCGACGCTCTATGACATGGTGCTCACAAGACAAGTGTGTTCATGGCGCAGAGTACCGGCACCCAACCACAAGCAGGTACTTTTGCCAACACTGCGCGAACTTACTAGATAAGAGCCAACTTACTAGATTAGCCGACGCCTCAAATACGCAGAAGAGTCTTCTATAATTTTTAATACCTCCCGGGAAACCGGGGCCAACACGCATGGGGATTGCGACGAGCCTGAAGCGGCACTGTGTTGAGACGGTGTCTTGGCAGTTCCCAGCCGTGTTGGTGAGAGGGTCGGTTTGATTCCGATGTGATCAGTGTGAACTGGTGGGTTCGACTCCCACGCCACCAACAGCCAACACGCATGGGCCTTTTTGCGGAGTTCTCAAGCCAAGTCTTGGGTGCAGTGATGCAAACGGGTTCAGCCGTGTTGGTGTAGTTCAATCTGATCCCCGGCATACATTGAAACCGGGTAGTCGGCAGACGAATGGTAGAACGGCCTCGGCAGGGGAGTGTTGCGGGTTCGATTCCCGCCACCAACAACTTACACGTATGGGGATTGCTGATGGAGCCAGTGGTAGCAGCAGCCAACCCAGTAATGGGTTACGGATCATCGGGGGTTCGACTCCCCCCGGCAGTCCCCAGCCGTGTTGGTGAATGCGCAGGCTGATGCGATCACGTAAGGGAAAACACCCCAGATGTAGTTCTGGGATCGGAGGCGAAAGCCTAGATGACTGGTGACGGTCTAACGGTCAGACCCTATTGATGCTGTCGAACTGACGAACTAAATCGTTAAACGTAGGCTGGTTGGAGTCCAGTTAAGCCGGAGATCAGCACCGGCCACCAACAACCCATTTGCCCCGAACTTGAACATCAGGGTAAACTTGTGGCATCCATATGTCTCTGAAAGTACGAGATGCCACGCAAAAGCACCAAATCAGCCCTACAAGGCGATAACTCCACGCAAGAAGGGGTAGACACACCCCCGATGCCTTCCGTGTCTCAAATCCTCGACGAATCAGCCAGTAAGGGTAAACCCGAAGGCCTTGCCGCAAAAGGAAAGAAGATGGGAAGGCCATCATCCTTCACCCAAGAGATAGCCGACCTCATCTGTGTACGCATAGCAGAGGGAGACAGCCTCAGAAAGATCTGTGAGGAAGAGGGCATGCCTGAGAGGGTGACGATTTACCGATGGTTGCAAGCCTTCCCCGAGTTCTGTAACCAATACACACGCGCACGGGAAGATCAAGCTGACACTTTGGCCGACGAGATCATGGCGATTGCTGACGAGACGCCTGACCTGAACCCGATCCTCGACAAGAACGGAGCCTTGATCGAGATCCAGTTGCATAGCGCCTATCTCCAGTGGCAGAGGCAGCGCATTGACGCCCGGAAGTGGACGGCCATGAAGCTCAAGCCCAAGAAGTACGGCGACCGCCAGATCCTTGCTGGTGATTCTGAGGCCCCGCTGGAGGTGCAGAACGACGCCATGACCATCTTGGCCGCTGCGGTGAAGAACCTCGAACTCAAGCGCCAGACCACCAATGAGTGACCTGCTGGACACCCTGCAAGACCCGGAAGTCCTGCAGGCCCTGAGCGTTGCCCCTGACACCCACAAGATGGCCTTCGCCAAGAGGGCCAAGTGGCTGACTGAGGCGCACAACCACCAAGTCCTGCCCCACGGCGACTGGTGGTCGATCTGGCTGCTCTTGGCCGGACGGGGAGCAGGCAAGACCCGCACCGCTGCCGAGCAGATCTGGTGGTGGGCATGGGAGTACCCCGGGACTCGATGGCTGGTCTCCGCCCCCACGAGTGCTGACGTCCGGGCTACGTGCTTTGAGGGTGACTCCGGTCTCTTGGCCGTCATCCCCAAGATCTTGATCGCTGACTACAACAAGCAGATGCACGAGCTGAAGCTGGTCAACGGCTCTCTGATCAAGGGCATCCCTGCGTCCGAGCCTGAGCGCTTCCGGGGGCCACAGTTCCACGGGGGCTGGGCAGACGAGTTGGCCGCTTGGGACTACCTGCAAGAAGCGTGGGATCAGATCATGTTCGGCATGCGTCTGAAGGTGGACGAGAAGTGGAAGACCCGTCTCATTTGTACAACAACCCCCCGGCCCAAGGACTTGATCGTTGAGCTGGTCGGACGGGAGGGAGATGACGTCCACCTGACTACGGCCTCGACCTACGCCAACATCGACAACCTGTCGGACAACTTCCGCAAGCAGATCATGCAGTACGAGGGGACGAAGCTCGGCCAGCAGGAGATCTACGCCGAGATCCTCGATCCTGAGGAGGGCGGCATCGTCAAGCGGGACTGGTTCAAGCTCTGGCCTGCCGAGAAGCCCCTGCCCAAGCTGGAGTTCATCCTGCAGAGCTACGACTGCGCCTTCACCGAGAAGGCCCAGAACGACCCGACGGCCTGTATCAGCTTTGGGGTATTCAAGCCTCAGGACGGCGGGATGTCCGTGCTGGTCATGGACGCTTGGCAAGACCGCTTACAGTACCCTGACATGAAGGACAAGGTGCTGGAGGAGTACGAGGTGGTCTACGGCGAGGGC